GCGCTGCTCTTTGAGCCGGTCCACGATGCCCGCCCCCAGCCCGCCTTCGTCGATGAACACCATCGCCGGCTTGAACTCTTCGATCGCCTCGATGACGTACCCGACCACCGTCATGGTGTCGTCGCCTCGGTGCCTGATGATGCGCGTGATGTCTCGCCCCTGCCGCACCGCGATCACCGTGGCGTCTGCTCCGAACCGCGCCGGGTCTACCCCGATCACAATTGGCGCGCTTGGGTCTTTGTACAGGGGCCTGCGCATGGCGTCGTCCACCACTAGACTGGAGATGAACTGGTCGTCGCCAGCGTTCGGAAACTCGCCGTACACCTCGACGTGCGCCTGCGACGAGTCCGGCCCGTATTCATCGATGATCTGTTGGTAGACCTGCTTGTCCGTGCCCTCGACCGTGCGTGCGTCCACCACCTTGGTGTTCCAAAACTCGCGCTTGCTGTGGAACGTCTCGTAGAAGTACCCCGTGTTGCGCCGTGGGTTGGAGAACGCCAGCCAGAACCGGTTTGGGGTGTTCTCTGTAAAGAAACCAGCTGTCACCGCCCAGATGGCGTCCGCAATACCACTGGCCTCATCAAAGATCACCATCACACCGTCGAAGTTGTGCACACCCGCGTAGGCGTCTGGGTTCTCTTCTGACCACAGCCGCCCCTCGACGCCCCAGTAACGTGTGCCCTTCTTCAGGTCGCGCTCGACCAGCTCGGTCAGCCACTTGGCCGGCATCAACCTGGTGGCGCTTACCTCAAACCAGTGGCTGTTGAGTGACATGGCCAGCCACTTGGTGATCTCGGCCCATGTGATTGACCGGAGCTGTGACTCACTGTTGGCCGACACGATGGTGGTCGAGCCGATGCGTGTGGACAGCATCCAGATCACGATCCAGCTTACGAGGGCCGACTTGCCGATACCGCGACCTGAGGAGACCGCGTGGCGTAGGGTGTTGAAGTCCAGCTTGCCCTTGTTCTGCTTGATGTGGTCGCCGATCTGCTGGAGCACCTCGCGCTGCCATTTGCGCGGTCCCGAGAAGTGTTCCAGCGGCGTGCCCTTGACGCCCCACGGGAACGTGTACAGCACAAACGCCAGTGGGTTGTCTTTGTACTGTGGCGACCAGAGCCTGGCCATCAACTCTTGTTCGTCTTCGGCCGAATAGATGGTGGTTTGCATTAGGCGCTTTGTTTGTGTGGGGCCAGTCGCGCTTGCAGCACTGGTGTGGGGGTGTGCTCTACGGCACGTACTGCAACATCAGTGACGTCGATCACGTCGGCTGCTCGGCGCTCGGCTTCGGCCAGTGCACCAAGAATACTGATCTGTTGGTTGACATCGACTGTGATGGCCTGCTTGGCTACCCAGCCGTGGACGTTTTGCAGAATAGCCAGACTGGCCTTGGCGTCGCCCTCTTCGGCTGCTTTGTGCAGCTGTTGGGACGCAAGCAGCTCACCGTCGGCGCGGCCTTTTTGTTCGGCCAGCTGCGCCACTCTATCCAACTCGCACAACTGCCGGTAGGCGGTGGGCACCATGCCTGCTGCTAACGCCAGGTTGTCACCCTTCAACCCGAGCTTGGCTGCGTCATAGATGCGGTTGAGCACCGCCTCGGTGGCGCGCACTTCATTGATGACAAGTGGCAGTGAATGGAAACTCATAGATGTATGGCCGCGTGGATGCGTGCGTGCATCTTATATCAAAAAATAAAAATTGTTCGTGAACGCTACGCTACCGTTAAGCCCATCCGCTCGGCCCTGCCCCCTCCCCCTTCCAACTTTGTGGACCATGCGGACTGTCCACAGCAGTCAGCAGCCGGGCACACTACTGTATGCCCATACACCACTGTATGAACTATGGTTTGTGGACAATGTGCTTATATAAGCCATTACTTATATTAGTTATTTTTCAAGGTTCAGATAAATGATTGTCCACAATATCCACAAAGCCCCTCAAACCCATGATCGGCGCCGTTTGCGCTGTGGGTCACGCCCCCACAAAACGCAACCCACACCATCACCCACAAGACCCACAAAACACTGGCGCAAACTTACCTGGTGAAGACCCCACAATTTAGTCAAGTATTGCAGACAACGCTTGCAAGTGTAAAAACATCCCTTACAATAGACACATCAACAACCCACAGGAGTACTGTATGAACCTCGAACAACTCATGACCTGCATTGAAGATTTGCACGATGCAACGCCTCACGCCTCATTCGATTGGCTCGCTAATTACATCTACACACGTCAGACGCACTACACACTGGCCGAGATCAAAACCACCATCATTGCAACCATCGGATAAACATCATGAAAACAGCATCTTGGATCATCGTCAACAAAGCAACCCGCGAATCCGTGTTTGAGACATTTCACGAAAACACGGCAAAGGCTATTAACTCGCGTTTGTATGAGGCAGTACCCGCCCTTCAATACTTGCAGCAACTCAATGCCGGAATCCTTGCAACCCGTAACGCCAAGGCGGTGAACGTATGACCCGCGAAACCCTCTACAACGTATTGACCGCCGTGTTTATCGGCTTGGCACTGTGCGCCCTTGTACTGCACGGCCTCGATGCACTTTTTCTGTAACCCGTAACCCTGTAAGGAATCAATCATGTACGAAACTATTCACACTTCAACAGCCGCCGGATTTGACATTGTTTTCAGCGTAACCCCTGAGCACGTTGAACCCGATTGGGATTTCGAAGACGAAGCCGACAAACAGGACACACTCGACCGCATCGAACGTGGCGACCTTGTTTATTTCGTTGCGCGTGTCCAAGCCTTCAAAAATGGCATTGAGTTGGGCACTGACTATCTCGGCGGCTGTTGCTATGACTCATATACGCAATTTGTAGAGGCTTCCGGTTACTACGCCGACATGGTGGAAGCCGCAGTCAGTGAAGCCCGCGCAAACATCGCCAAATTGTGCGAAGCCTGATAACCCAGCCTAAAGCCCGTTGAGGGCTTTGGGGTGTGCATCCTCGCCACTATCCACGAAAGTACACGACCATGAAAACCACTGTCACAAAATACGACTTTGAACGCGCCTTCGTCACTGCTGGCCGCAAGGATCAATTCAGCTATGAGGGCCTAGCTGTCCTGTTTGATTACCTTGAGGAGCTGGAGGCCAACACGGGCCAAGAGTTGGAGCTGGACGTGATCGCCCTGTGCTGCGACTACTATGAGGACACATGGCAAAACATCGCTGACAACTACGGCATCGAATACGAAAACGACACCGACGGCTTCGACGCTGTGCGTGAGTACCTGATGGACCAAGGCGCGTATTGTGGTGAAAGCGAGAACGGCTTTGTTTACTCGGCGTTTTGACATGACCGACATCTACACAACACCCATCAGGACCGAGGCAGACGCCGAGGGTTTCTTCTTTCAGTTGCACCAACTCGGGCGGCTGTTCCACCCTGAGGACGACCCCGCCGAGGTGGTTAATGGCGCGTCTGGTGGCTGGCTGTTCACCAAGGAACAAGCCCAGCACCTGCGCGACCGCCTCGATGAGGTCTACGAGGTCATGGACGACCCCTGCGCCTACTGCCTGACCCTGACCAATCCAGACAGCGACCGTGACGACGACCACGGGTTAAGCGCTGCTGACCGTGCCCAGTTCTACGGCCCATCGTGCCGCATCTACCCCAACAGGAGAAACAACCATGATTGATTTGACTAAACTTGACGCCAGCGACGCTGAAAGAATCGCTTATTCCGAGGGTTTCACGATGGCCGCTGAGCTGTTCGCTCGGATTGCCGACCTTGAGGCCGAGCGCGACGCCTTACGCGCTGAACTGGAGGACATCCCAACCGAACGAGAGCGCAACAAAGACGCCCACGACCTTGAAGAGTTGAAAGAGTTCTTTTATGACTGCTTCCGGCGGCTGGCTGGGACTTACCCTTGCCCATCATGGTCGAGCGACTATGACAAAGGCGTGATCTTTGAAACGCTCGATAAGGGGGCTGAATGACGGCCGCGTTGGCGGCCCTTATGGTCGCGCTGCTCGCAGCACTGCTCAACCTATAAATAAGGGGCCTCACGGCCCCTTATTCATTTAACGAGCCGCACGCTGGTGGGCGGCGCGGCCTCCACCATGTCCCTCAGTTCCGATTTGCCCATCTCGGCCATGTCAGGCGCACAGAAGATGTGCTTCTTGTTGTCATGGCGGCGCGACTTGAGCCGCCCCATGTCCACCCATCCGGCCTCTTTGAGGGCGTGCAGGAGGGCAGGCTGCACGATTTTGACGCTGCCCTGTACCGACCCTTGCAGGCGATCGCACAGCGCGTGCCACGGCGCGCCAACGACACCCTTGGAGAACTCGCCTAGGCGGTTGCGCATCAAGTCCACCAAGAACGCTTCAGCGCCGCTCATCCCCGCCTCGACCATGATGGCCTTGGCCTCGGTCATGAAGGGCGTGGCGCCAGGATTGAATGCGGACACGTTGCGGGTGCGCAACCAGGCGGCCACGGCCGACTTGCCGCCAGACTCAAGCCAAGCCCAAATGGCCGCGCCTTCGTCGTCGGTCATGCGGGGGGCGTCTGACCAGATGACAAACCAGCGGCGATCGTCAGAGGGCAGGTTGATGGCCACCCGCTCATTGGAGAACGCGATCACTTGCAGACGGTTCACCAGGTCATACGGGGCCAAGCCCTTGCGCTGCACTGACAGGTACTCAGGGGGCGCGGCGATCAGGGGCTTGAGGGTGTTCTCAAGGGCGCGGCGGTCCTTGGCCTCGGATTGGCGCAACTCGTTGACGACCAGCACCTCAGTCTCAAGGGCGTAGCCCCATTGGCTGGTGATCTCCTCGTTACGGACAAGGGAGACGTTTTTGAGGGACGGGCCACCGATGGCCCAGAAGAACGGTGACCAGAGGGTGTCTTTGCCGCTGCCAGGGTTGCCGCCATGCAGGACAGCGTGGTTGATCTTGCGGTTGGGGTATTGGACCTTGAAGGCCATCACGTCAAGGACGTGCTCACGCTCGCGCTTGTCGGGGATCATGCGCTCAAGGTGGGCCAGCCACGGCTGGACGTTACCCGCCACGGCCGCAGGCCGCGCATCGCGCCAGCGGTTGCCGTACACGATGCCATCACGAGCGCAGAGGATCGACTCGCCTGCTGCGTAGGTGACGCCCTTCAAGATGCGCGCGCCTTTGGCCTGTCGGTTTTCGTCAAAGCAGGTCGCGGCCTCGATCTTGCTGCGCTTGCCGTGGATAGAGTTGCAACTGATGTGCCGGAAGATAGCGTTAAACGACTGACGCGACACTTCATGACGCTCGGCCAAGTCAAAAAACGCGTCATCGTCTTGCAGGTAAGCGAAGCGCTCGTACCAGCCCTCTTTCTCGACGCGGCCCAGTTCTTTGCGCTCCACCTCGGCGACGATAGCAGCAGCGGCGTCGGGGTACTCGGGCGTCGGGGCCAGCTTACTCAGGGCTGACTCCATCGCAGCGGCCAGCAGCTCTTCACGCAGGCCGGGGGTGTGCTTGGGGCCACCGTTGTCGGCTACCCATTGCAGGAACACAGATGAGTCCAGCTCGGTGCAGTGCGAGTGCAGGCAGCAGTAGGCGCGGCTGGAGGGCAGGTAGCGGCCCTCGGGGTTGCCGTCGGTGTGCTGGGCGCTGTTGGGGCAGATGACACCGGCCCAGCCTTCTTGGTTGGGCTTGGACAGCAGCAGGCCGTTGTTAGAAAGCCACACCATCACGTCGTCGGTGCCGTCGTCGGAGATGCGAATCGGGCGGTAGGCGTCCTCGGCTTCGCCAGGCGCCACGTTCAGGGCGGCGCAGATCTGCTCAAGGGTGAAGTCACGCTCGGGCTTGAACTCATCT